GAGAGCTTGTGGTTAGTCTTGGTGCTTTACAAGATACCATTAATAACGTTGAGACTTACACTGAAAATTTAGCGAATTCAATAGGTATACCAGACTTAGCTGGTAACCTTACTGATATATCTATAGATTTTAGTAACTCTATAATTGGATTAGTTAATACTATACCTACTGATTTTTCTAATCTTGTTATTAATAATTCAGATACAGTTCCTGCTGCTTTTGCGGATAACGTATTTAACTCGGTTGCTAATATTCCACAGTCTTTAGCGGATGGTATATTTGGGTTAGCTGACATTACTGAAGAGTTCGCTAACACGATTTTAAATGTATCTACAACCACTAACCAGGCAATGTTAGATGCTATTGCTTTGGTAGAATCTGATTTGTTTGACACTAACGAAGCTTTAAATGTTGTTAGTGGTACGGTAACTACCATACAAACTAATCTGGGTGACGCTAACACAGCTATATCTGCAAACGCTGCATCTATAACAGCTTTAGGTACTCAAATAAATACAGTAAGTGGTAGTGTAACTAACTTAGAGGTAGATTTAACCAACCTTACAACTACTGTAGATAATAATACTGGAGATATTACTGTTAATGCAACTAACTTAACTGCATTAACAAACACTGTTGATACAGCAAACACGAACATAACGAACTTACAGTCTGAATTTACAAGTTTAGAAACTACTGTAAACGACCACACTGGAGATATATCTACGAACGCTACTAATATTAGTACGCTGACTACGGATCTTGAAACAACAGCTGGTGATTTAACGTTACTTCAGACGGAGGTTACTACTCTTAGTAGTACTGTAGATACTAATACTGGTGACATAACTGCTACTGCTGCTGACCTTTCTACTTTATCTACAACTGTAGATACAGCAACTGGAGATATTAGTACTTTACAATCTGATTTAACTACTCTTCAAACAACGGTAGATGGAAACACTGGTGACATATCTACTAACGCTACTGACATAAGCACTTTAGGTACCACCGTAGAGTCTCAGGGCACTACAATAACAGGCATACAGACTGACTTAACTGCTTTAGAGACAACTGTAGACGGAAACACTGGTGATATATCTACTAACGCTAGTGATATTAGTGTTTTATCTACAACTGTAGAAACACAAGGAACTACGATAACAGGTATATCTGCTGACTTAACGTCTCTTACTACTACTGTTAGTGATCAAGGTGATTCTATAGACACTAATGCATCTAATATTACTGCTTTAGGTACAGATATTACTACGGCGGCTGGAGATATTACAAACCTTCAGACAGACCTTACGTCATTACAAACTACCGTAGATAATAATACTGGTGATATATCTACTAACGCTACTAGTATTAGTACGTTAAGTACTTCTATTGACTCAGCTGTTGGAGATATTACGTCTCTACAAGGGGATATAACAAGTCTACAAGCTGACATAGATGGTAACACTGGAGATATATCTACTAACGCTACCGCTATCAGTACCTTAGGTACTACAGTAGAGGCTCAAGGAACTACAATAAGCACTATATCAACTGACTTAACTAGTTTGTCTACTACAGTTGATGGAAACACTGGAGATATATCTGCTAACGCTACAGAGATAAGTACGTTAGGAGTTACTGTTGGAGACAATACAGCTTCTATTACATCAAACTCTGAAGCTATTGCTACAACAGACGGTAAGTTAAGCGCTTCTTACGGAATGCACGTTACTGCTGGAGGTAAGGTTGCAGGACTAAAACTACTTGCAGATAGTACTACAACATCTTCGTTTATTGCTCAAGCTGATGAATTTGGAGTAGACATGCCGAATGGAACAAGGGTTCTTACGGTAGATACAAACGGCCTTGAAATAAACGGATCTGGAACATTTTCTGGTAGCATGACCGCTGGTAATGTAACTGTTGATACAGATGAAATAACATTTGGCGCTGGAGGAACTCAATACACTGACGCTGGTAGAATATCTTTCTTAAACAGTTCTTCTAGTGAAGTAGGTTTACTTAAAATAAACGCTTTAGGAGTTCTTGAATTATCGTCTACAGTAGGTCAAGTATCATCCATTAGTTCTTATGATTCTGGAGTACAAAAAGGTAGTGTAACCGCCTATAACGATGGTTCTAAACTAGGATGTTCTCTTAGCGATACTTCAGGTCATTTTAAGTATTTGTCTGTAGATTCTACTAACGGAATAACTGCTTCTGGTAATTTTAGATACTCTAACAACGAGCTAGGTATGTACCGATCTTACTCTGGTACAGCAACTACATTAAATAAAAATTATGTAAGGTTACCTAAGTATGCTTCAGACACTCATCAACCTATAATGCAGTGGGGTTACCAGACAGGTAGTAGTAGTCCAGTTACTGTAACTTTTCCACTAGCATTTCCTAATAATTGCAGATCCGTAAGTGTAACAACAAACAGAACTTCTTCTGGATCAAATGGGTTTAATTACGCAAACACGGTAACTAAAACAAGTTTCAGGGCGGTTGTTGACTCGCCTTATGATTTTTGGTGGATAGCATTTGGAGATTAATATGATATATTACGCAACATACGACAATAACGGAGATTACACAGGGTTCTATACTAAAGAGATTCATGGTGATAATATACCTACGCCAAACATAGAGTTATCAGAAGACCAGTGGTCAGAAGCCCAGTCTAATAGGTGTAGAGTTGTTAACGGCGTTCATACTGTAATTCCTACAACAGCTCAAGAAGAAACAGAAAAGAAATACGCTATACTTAGATCAGAAAGAGATTACCTTCTTAGTCAAAGCGACTGGACTCAGTTTGCAGATTCTCCATTGTCTAGTGAAAAAAAATCCGAGTGGGCTGTTTATAGACAGTCTTTAAGAGATTTGCCTTCTACTGTTGACATTAATAATATAGTTTACCCAAACAAACCAAGTTAATAGATGGCTAGAATATCAAAATACATAAACGACGAAAGTTTCTCAGATAAAGACAAAGTAGTAGGATCTAGCTTTGTCGGTACTGTCAACGGAGTTGATCAGTTCAAGACTAGAAACTTTTCAATGGAAACATTAAGGGAAAGACTTGGAGACAAGTCCTTTTCTACAGGAACAACGTTTCACGCTACACCTGCTAGGTCGGTATGGAACATTAATCATAACATGAACAAAAGACCTTCTGTAACAGTTATTGATACAGCTGGATCTGTTGTTCAGGGTGAAATAAATTACACAGACGAAAACAACTTAACACTAACTTTTTCGGCAGCATTTAAAGGCACTGCCTACTTAAACTAAAAACATGGCACAAATTTTTCTTACGGATTTAAATCTAAGTAAAAACGAGTTGCAAAATGCTGCGATTCAAAACTTAGCAACTGCACCATCTACTCCTGTAGCTGGTCAAATTTATTACAACAGTACATCTGGATCGATGTTATACTGGAACGGTTCAGCATGGATCTCAATGTCTGGTGACATTACTGAGGTTGTAGCTGGGGCTGGTCTTATAGGTGGTGGATCTGGTGGATCTGTAACACTTAACATTGCTGGTGGAAACGGTATTACTGTTAACGCTAACGATATTATTGTTGATTCTGACACTACTAACGATTTTCAGTTTACTTCTGGGGTACTTGAGTTAAAAGATATTATTACAGCGGGTCAAGTCGGTTCATCAACTGCTATTCCTGTAATTGATTACGATGCAAACGGTCGTATTACTTCAGTTTCTACAGCTTCGATCAACACATCTTTCGATGTAAGCGATGGTACTAATACAAGTTCTATTACTGGTGGAGACACTCTAACTATTCAGGGCACTGCTAACGAGATTGAGACAGAGGTAACTTCTGGAACTGTAACTATTGGTTTACCAGATGATGTTACGATAGGTAATAATTTAACTGTTAATGGTAACCTTGTTGTTTCTGGCACTACAACAACTGTCAACACAGAGACAATTAACCTTGCTGACAATATTATTCTTCTTAACAGCAATCTAACCACGTTACCTACAACAAACGCGGGTATCGAGATTGAGCGTGGAAGCTTAAACAACGTTGAGTTAATTTGGAATGAATCTTCTGACAAGTGGCAGATTGAGGTTGATCCAGCTAACGACACTTATGAAGATGTTGCTACAGAGCAGTATGTAGCTTTACAAAGATTTTCAGCTACTCTTACTGGGGATGATTCTACATCTTCATTCTCTGTTACTCACGGAATGAATACTAGAGATGTTATTGTTCAAGTTTATGATATGACAACTCTTGATACTGTTTTTACGGATGTTGTTCGCACCTCTAATACTGTTGTAGATGTCAGTTTTAATACAGCTCCTGCAACTGGACAAAACTACAAAGTACTTTTAGTAAAGGCTTAGTGTAACAACCCCTTAAAAGAGTGTATTTTTCTGTATATTTGCATTATGGCGAACAGGTTCCTTAGTAATATAAAAATAAACGACGCGTATACTTTTCCCGCGTCAGATGGTAGCAATGGTCAGGTAATCGTTACTGATGGTGCTGGAAACCTTTCGTTTGCTAGTCCTTCGAGTTCTAGTTCTGCATCAGTAATATATAGAGACAATTTTACAGGGGACGGTTCAACAACCGTCTTTTACTTACAAAATACTTTATCTGACGAGGATCAGACAAATATATATATTGACGGTGTATACCAAGAGAAAGGAACGTACTCGTTAAGTAATAACGCAATAACTTTTACGACTCCTCCTCCAAACGGAGATAGTGTAGAGGTGATGTCGATTGCTGGTATTAACGTAGGTCCTACTACAATATACCAAGATAACTTTACTGGTGACGGTACAACTACAGACTTCACGTTAGAACAATCAGTTAGCGACGAGGTTAAGACGATGGTTTACTTTAATGGTGTATACCAGTTTAAGGGAACCTATAGCTTAAACGGTACGCTAATGAGTTTTGATACTGCACCTGCAAACGGTGTAGCTATCGAGGTTATTAGTATTGCTTCTGCAGCTGCTTCTGACTACAACCAAAAGATGTTGTTTTACGGTAAGGCATCAGAGGTTATTAGTAAGGGTGATGCTATTATGCTTGCTGGTCAAGAAGGAGATCACTTCTTACTTGCTAAAGCAACACAAGCTGCTATTGGTACTAACCACGAATATTTTTTAGGTCTTGCAAGCCAAGACTTAGCTCAAGGTGAGTTTGGTTACGTTACAGAGTTTGGTAAGATTATAGAGATTGACACTAGTGGTTATACAGCTGGTGATAT